AGAATAATACAGAGTTGGCTTTTGAATTTAGACTAGCTTTAGATTTAGGCATGACAGTAGATGCTCTTAGAAAAAATATGAGTATGCAAGAATTTGAGTCTTGGAAGTTATACTACATAGATAGAAACAAAAAAGAGCAGAAAGCTATCACAGAAGCTAATGCTAGAAGTAAATTGAGGAGATAATGGCTAGAGCAACTTTAGAGATGTTCCTAAAGCTAACAGGAGCAAATAAAACATCTCAGGAATTAGATAAGGTATCTAAATCTACTAAAAAATTAGATACAGGAGTTAAAAGTTCTACAAAAGCTAATGCTCAATTAGCTTCTGGAATGTCTGGACTTGGAGCAACAGCTATTGTTGGTGCAGCAGGTTTAGCAGCTAAATCTCTTTTAGATTTCTCTATGTCTGCTATTCAAGCAGCTAGTTCTGCTCAAGAAGCTGCAGGAGCTTTTGGAACTACTTTTGGACAAGCATCAGAGCAACTTACTCAACAATTAGCAAAAAATGCTAACTTATTTGGTTTAACATCAGCAGAAGCACAACAATTAATTTCAGTATTTGGATCTGTTGCACAGGGAATAGGTTTTACTCAATCAGAATCAGCAGACTTATCATCAGAACTTTTTAACTTAGCAGGAGATATAGCATCATTTAACAACATAACAGCAGGTGCAGCTCCTGTTTTACAAGCATTTAGATCAGCATTAGTTGGAGAAAGAGAAGCTTTAAAGACTTATGGTATTGCTATCACAGAGGCAGAAGTACAAACAAAAGCTTTTGAACAAACAGGAAAAACATCAGCAGAAGCATTAACAAGACAAGAAAAAGCTCTTGCAACAACAGCTCTTATATTTGAAAGATCCTCTGTACAACAGGGTAATGCTGCTAGAGAAGCCTCTGGATTTGCAGCACAAACATTAATAGCTAGAAGTGCTACTCAAGAACTCAGAGAGGAAATGGGAGAGGAATTACTTCCTGCAGCAGGAGAAGTTTTAAGAGTATTTAATGAAATGAGAGAGGAATCAACTCCTGCTTTAATAGAAAGATTTTCAGATTTAAACACACAAGTATTAGGAGCTGTTGGGTTGTTTGAGGATTTAAAAATTGTTTTATCAGGTGGCAATGAGGAGCAGAGTAAATTAGGTAAGTTTTTAGATAGAGGTATAACTAGCTTTAATGTTTTTGGAAAAGTTTTAAATGCAAGAGGTATAGCACAACAAGCACAAATATTAATAGATAAAAAACAAAAAGAATCAACTGAGGAACTTGTACAACAATTTGATAATTATGCAAAAAATACAAATATTATTAACAATTCATTAAATAAAAATAAAAGTTTAGTGAATTTATTAATACCAACACAGAAAAAGTTTGGAACAACACTTAAAAAAGATGTATTACCTTTTGCAGAAAAATTAGCAGGAGTATTAGGCATATCAGCTCAACAAATTAAAGACTTAACTGATTTACAAGAGGGCAGAGATGATGCCCAAAAGGATCTTAACAGAGCTTTAGAGGAGGAGGGTTTAATAACTGCTCAGGAAGCTCTAAGGAAAAAAGAATTACAGCAACAAATTGCAGAGCTCACTTTTTTTCAGGGACAGGGAAAGAATGTAACTGAGGAGTTAGCAGTAGCACAAGAGGAACTTAGATTGATTGAACTTGCATTACAAAGAGAATCAGATCAATTAGTAGAAGCTAGAAAAAGAGCTGCAGAAGCTCAAGAGGATTTAGATGAGGCTACAGGTAAAGGTACTTCTGCAATGAATACACAATTAGAAGCAGCTCAAAATCTGCAAGATGTTTTAGATTTATTTGCTACTGAGAATTTTCAAGATTCAATACAAGATGCTGCTGATATTTTAAATATAACTTGGGCAGATGCTATTAATGGAGCTTTAGTAAATTATAGAATATTATTAGAAAAAGTAGAGGGCAAAAGTCTTGTAGATATATTAGATGGACAATTAAGTCAATTAGATTTAGTTGGAGGCTTTACACCATCTCCCTTAGCAAGTAATAATGCAATTACTCCTGCTCCTACTGTAGCTCCACAAACTATTGTATCTGCTCCATCAACAGGTGGGCAGGATATAAACTTAACAACTCAAGTAGTTATAGATGAGGAAACTATTGCAACTACTTTCCAGAAAGTAAATACAAGAATACAAAATCAGGGCAAAGCCTTTGTGGTTAGATAATGTCAGTTGCTTTTGATTCTAATGTTACTTTAACTTGTGAAATAGCTTTTGACAGTAATCCACTAGATAGTTCTCAAACATTTACAGATGTTACTGCTTATTTAAGAAGTTTTGAAACAACTAGGGGTAGAATATCAGATTTAGCAGAGTTCCAGACAGGAACAGCTACAGTTGTTTTAGATAACAGAGATAACAGATTTTCTCCTAATCAATCAACCCATTTTTATGATTCATCAGCAGGTAGAACTAAAATCCAACCACTTAAAAGATTAAGAATAAGAGCTACTCATAGTTCTACAACTTATGATTTATTTCATGGCTTTGTAGAGAGCTTTCCTGTACAGTATGCAGGACAGGGCTATGATTCCTCAACTAAAATTAGAGTTGTAGATGCTTTTAAGCTTTTCTTTAATGCAACTTTAGATGGTATTGGATGGAGAATAGGTATATCTAAACTTGGGGAAACTACTAGGCTATCACTTTTACAAGCACAGGAATTAAGCTCTGTAAGAGTTAAAAACATACTTGATAGCTTTGGTTATAGCAATCAGGCAATATCTACAGGACAGCTACAAGTGCAAACTCAACCAGACACAGATGATTTATTAACAGCTCTAAGGAAAGTAGAAAAAGAAGAAAATGGTACTTTTTTTATAGCTGCTAATGGAGATGCTACTTTTAGAGATAGAAACTTCAGATTGACTAATACAACAACTCCTAGTGCTACTTTTGGACAGGGTGGAGGAGAGTTACCTTATGTAGATATTATTTCTGCTTATGATGATTCAAAAATAGTTAATACTGTACAGAGAACTAGAACAGGTGGATCTACACAAATTGCCATAGATTCAGACTCTGTAGAGAGATTTGGAGCTCATGTATTAACAGAATCTGGAACATTAAATGTATCTGATGCAGATGCAGCTTCTATTGCAAGTCAAAAAGTAGTAGCTAACTCAATACCTCAAACAACTGTAGAAAGCCTATCTTTTGCTCCTCAACAAAATACTGCATTATGGTCAAAAGCACTTGGATTAGAAATTGGAAGTTTTGTTGAAGCTAATGTAACTACACCATCAGGCACAGTTGAAAGTTATGATTTATTTATAGAAAGAATAAAACATAAGGTTGATGCTAGAAACAATACTTGGACTTGGCAGATTGGTTTATCTACTGCTGAAACAGGAGCTTGGATTCTAGGAGTAAATAGGTTAGGAATTGATACAAACTTAAGTTATACTTAAAAAAGATTAAAGGAGATATTTTAACATGGCAGCAGGTGGATGGTTTGATTGGAGTACAGGAGATCTAGTAACAGAAGCTAGATTTCAAGACATTCAAGATTCTATTGTTTTTATTTTTGCAGGAGAAAGTGCAGCTAATTCAGCTTTAACTAATAAAGTTACAGGTACTATTTTCTATGATACCTCAGCTTCATTACTTAAAGCATGGAATGGAAGCAGTTGGATAGGTGCAGAAGCAGGAGATATTGAGGGAATTACAACTGCTGCAACATCAGGACTAAATGGGGGAGCTACTTCTGGTACTCCTAGTCTTGTAGTAGATCCAACAAGATTAACTGATGGCACAAGTATTACTGTAGATACAGGTAATGATTTTTTAATTTTGTATGATGCTTCAGGATCAGCTACAAAGAAAGTTAATCCTAGCCAGATAGCTAGTACAATAACATTAAACAGCAGCAGATTATTCTTTGCTGCTAATGGATAAAGGAGAAAATTTATGGCAAGTGGGGTTTTAGGACAGGCAGTAATTACATCAAGTAGCTCAGGTGCAGATTTGGTAGTCTATACAGTACCATCTAGCACATTAGCAGTTATTAATATAAATATTGCAAGTATATCTGGATCAACACAAACTATTGATTTAGCTATACCTAATGAAACAGATGGCACTTTTGACTCTTTAGACTTGATTGAGGATGATACTTCACTAACTACAAAACAGGTACTAGAGAGAACTAATATAGTTTTAGAAGCAGGTAGATCTGTTGTTGTAACTTCCTCTGATGGAACAGGAGCTACAGTTAATGTATATGGTATAGAGGAATCTGTATAAAAAAATGGGTAGATTTATAACTGAAGCAGGAGCAAGTATTGTAAATAGTGTTCAGGAAGTTTCTGTTAGTATGCCTAAAAATACAACAACAGATAGCACTATTTCAGCAGTTGATTTAAGTAAAACAGTTTTAGTAGCAGGATCATTCCAAAATCCTTTTTCTGTACAAATGAATGCAGGAGTTAGAGAAAGAAGTTATGGTTGGGCTTATGGTTGTGATAGTGATTTAACAAGTACAACTAATGTTCAATTTGTAACAACAAATAATAATGACACTTTAGAGGGCTCAAGAAATGGTATTGTAACTTTATATGTGTTGGAGTATGTCTAATGGGTAGATTTATTTTTCCACAAGTTGCAAGTTCTCCTGTAAAAAGTATTCAAGAAGTATCTAAAACTATTGGCTACAACACAACATCTAGCTCAACTATTTCAGCAGTAGATTTATCTAAAACAGTTCTTGTTTCTGGATCTTTTGGTCAACCTAATGTACAAACTGCTAATGCTAATGTTAGAAAGAGAGCAGCAGGAAATACTTTAGGTATTGAAAGTGATTTAACAAGTACAACTAATGTAGAATTTAAGGTAGCTAATTTTTTTAATACCTTACAAACATCAAGAAATGGTACAGTAACTTTATATGTGTTGGAATATAATTAAGGAGATATAAAATGGCACAGAGATTTTTTATGAAAATAACTACAGGAGATATTGCTGAGGGTTATGTAGTTCCTAAAAGTGATTTAATAGAAGTTCTTGAGGATGGTACTGAAAGAAAATTTAGTACAAGTTTAGATCATGTTGAAGTTAATACAAAAGAAACAGCAGTAGGTTGCAGATATACAAAATATGATCCAAATGCAGAAGCAACAGAAGTTAAAACAGCAGCAAGTTTTACACATTTAACAAATTCAAACAATAGATGGAACTTAGATACAGGTAATGAGCAAGAGCTTGTATTAACTGAAAATTCTGATGGTGTTGTAACTTCATCAGATTGGGTAGATATTTAATAAAAATAAAATCTAGTTAATTATAATTAGATAATGAAAATCTATAAAATATTACCTGATATTCCTAATCCAATAAAATATGAGGAGTCAATGCCTGATAGTTGGCAACAGTACCCTAGAAGTATAGATCCTAATTTACAATTTCATAAAATTATTCCACAAATGCAAAAAGGGGATCATGAGATAATATGCAAAATATGTCAATCAGGCAAAGAGTGCAAGTTATCAAAAATTGAGCAACATTATTATGATTTTGAAAATTACAATAAATCTATTCCAACAATAAAACAATGCCCTGTAGTTATTGACTATTTAAAAATAGGATATACCTTACCTGCATGGGATGATTTACTTATACAAAACATAAAACACAATGGAGAATATAAATTAATTGCTATTGATAGTCAAAAAAAAGGTTTTACAAGTCTTAATTTTGAACAGATGGACACAGAAAAATTAGTAGGTAAATTTTTAAATGATTATGCTGTAAAGTTTCACTTTCCTTACAGAATTACAACAAAAAAAGGATATTTAACAGTAATAAAAAATCCTTTTTACTTACCAAATAACAAAATAACATTTTCAGAGGGAATAATGGACACTTCTGCATGGAGTTTGATGAATATCTTTGCTTTTTTTAATTTAAAAGAAAATGAAGCACTACAAATACCTAAAGGAACTCCTCTTTTGCATGTTTTTGAAGTGCATCACAGCATTTTCCAGAGTAATTATGAAATAATTGATTATGATAATGTTGATTGGGATGTCATAGATAAATATGATTATAATGAGCATTTAGCTGCATTAAAAAAATCACATTATAGAAAAATACAAAAAACAGGCTTAAAAGACAAGCCAGAACACTTAAAAGAATAAATTTTGTCATATTACCTAGCTAACCTACACTTATAGGAGGTTGAATAATGACTTTATTACAATACTCTGAACAGCAGGGAAAGAAGCCTACAGGGCAATTTTCAGCAACTAGATTTATATTAGATAATCCAGAAGCTAAGAAAATCTTTCTTAAAGTGGCAAAAGAAGCTGAATCAGAATATATTTCAGATACTTTAGCAGCTCAATATTTAGTAGATAACTATGAGCAATTTAAACATCTTAATTACAACACAGTAAGGAGATATTTTAGGGATTATAGAGATGGCAGAATCAAATAACCTAAAGAAGTTTGCTGAAACTGTACAGGATAGAAATCCTAGAAAATCTAAAAAGAAAGTTAATCATCCAAAAGGCTTTGAGCCATCAGCTTCTTTTAATCAAGCTACTAGATCAGGAGAAATAATATCTCAACCTCAAAAATCTAATGATATTGATTGGAAAGAGCAATTAGAAAGTTATTTTGGTAAAGATGCCCATAAATACAAAGTTCTGGAGAATCAAGCAGAAATTAGGTATTGGGATTCTAATATTGGAAATGGAAATATAGAAAGATTATATTACTTCAAAGCAAAAATAGTTTCTAGTGATGAATATATGCCAGATGAGGACTTTAAGAAGCTCCTAGCAAGTGCAGGTAGGTTAAAAAAACAAGATAAAAAGAAGCCTGTAAAAGATTCTAAAACTTTTGTTATTGCACTTGCAGATTTTCAAATAGGCAAAGAGGGTACTGAGGAGGCAATAGAGAGGTTTATAGACTATATTCCTAAGATTAAGGCACAAGTTAAGCAGATCCAGAAAGTAGAGCCATTAGAACAGGTATTATTTGCAGGATTAGGGGATCTTGTAGAATCTTGCTCTAATCATTATGCTATGCAGGAATTTAGCACAGTTTTAGATGAAAGACAGCAGCAAAAAGTAGCTAGGAGAATGATTTATACAATAATTAAAGAGATTATGCCATTGTTTAGTAAGGGTGTAGTTTGTTTTATTGGTGGCAATCATGGAGAATCAAGAAAGAATGGAAAAGCTTATACAACTTTTGCAGATAATAAAGATGTGATGTTAGCAGAGGAGTTGCAGGAAATATTTAAAGAATCTCCTGCATACAGTAAAAGCTTAGATTTTATTATTCCAGACAATGAATTGCACTTAACAATAGAAGTATCAGATACAGTATTACTTTTATTACATGGGCATCAGATGAGGGGAGCAGGTAATTCACAGGCTAAAGCAAGAAAGTGGCTATCAGATCAAGCATTTTCAAGAAGTGAAACTGCTGATGCAGATATAGTTTTACATGGGCATTACCATTATTTTTCAGCTTATGAGAGTTCTGATAGGTTAATACTACAAGCTCCAACATTAGATTCAGGCTCAGAATGGTTTGAAAATACTAAAGGGGATAAGTCTAGGGCAGGAATGCTTACTTTTGTAATTGGAGGAAAAGAGAAATGGGATTATATTAAGGTTATAAGGTAAATATGAAACTTGAAGTATTAAGATTT